TATTGCTTAATTGAAAGTGAACTAAATATTCCAATTTCAGGTATTGATATATTAGAAGAAAAATTATTAAGTGAATTAAAATATAATAAATATGTTCCACTAAATAATAAAGAATATATATTATTAATTAATAATAATAATATATATGAGATATATAAGGTTAATGTTGATGCTGGTTATGTATGGAATAGTGTTAAATATGTAAATGTGGGAACATACGAAGTTTTACAGAAAGAGATGAATAATAATAATAATAATAATAATAATAATTTGGATAATGATGAGATAATTACTGAACTAGATTGTGATAAGAATTACAACAAAAATTTAATTGAAAAAAATAAACAAAATATTGTTAAATTAGTAAATGTTGCAAATTTAGGTATATTATCAATATTTCCAAATTTAAGAGAAATACAATTTAATTGCTATTTCAATAAACCATTAGAAGTAGGAGTAATCCCATCAGGTGTAACACATCTCAATTTTGGTCACTATTTCAATCAACCACTAAAAGCAGGGGTAATTCCATCAAGTGTAACACATCTTACTTTTGGGAATAAATTTAACCAACCATTAAAAGCTGGGGTTATTCCGCCAAATGTAACACACTTAAGTCTTGGCAGTTGTTTTGACCAACCATTAAAATCAGGAGTAATACCATCAAATGTAACACATTTCACTTTTAGACATACTTTCAACCAACCATTAAAATCAGGAGTAATATCACGAATGTAACACATCTTACTTTTGGTTATTGGTACAATCAACCATTAGAAGTAGGAATAATCCCACAAAGTGTAACACATCTTACTTTTGGGTATTCATTTAACCAATCAATAGAAGAAAGAGTAATTCCATCAAGTGTAACACATCTTAAATTTGGTTATTCTTTTAACCAACTATTAGAAGGAGGAGTAATTTCACAAAGTGTAACACATCTTACTTTTGGTAGTAAATTCAATAAACCATTAGAAGCAGGAGTAATCCCATCAAGTGTAACACATATCATTTTTGGTAGTAATTTCAATCAACCAATAGAAGAAAGAGTAATCCCATCAAGTGTAACACATCTTACTTTTGGTGATTGCTTCAATCAACCATTAGAAGAAGAAGTAATCCCATCAAGTGTAACACATCTTACTTTTGGAACATATTTCAATCAACCAATAGAAAGAGTAATCCCATCAAGTGTAACACATCTTAAATTGCCTGATAATTATAATACAATCAGATTGAATAGCTACAACACTAATTAATTTATTGACTAAAGACTATCGGTCAATCTAGTATGTGATTCTATATTTATGTATAATTTTATGTTGTGTTTACATGGATAGATTCATTCCAATATTTATGACTATAGCTACTATAATAGTAAATAAACTATCAACTACAGGATTATGTGCATCACCACCTATACTACGTTGTATATGTTTAAATTCACGTCTTACATGTTTATGATAAATATCAGTTTCAATTAGTCCGTTATAAGTGGTTTCAAGCTGGGCATTTCCATAATTATTTCTAGAGAATGCATTAAATATTTCAATATCATAAATATCTGTAAAATTTATATTATTGGTATAACCTGTATATTTGACAGTGTTATTTAGTGCATACATATCTCTTTTTCCCTTAAGCACTATACATGTATAAGGTGTTAATTTATAGAGGATATCAAGTAGTAATAATTCTTGTTCATGTGATAATAGTCTATCTTTGACTAATTTATCCCCCATATATAAATCAAATTGAGTTGTAAATATGTCTTCATATTTGGTCCCTTTGATATATTCACCATATACTTCAAATGGGATATTTCGTAACAATCTTTGTATCATATATTTATCTTTATCAAATAATTGATTATTAGACTGTATTATATCAAGAATCTTATCTTTATTATTAGTAAATTCATTAACAAGAAAACTTTTATTAATGATTTTATATATTTGACCTTTACTTAGATTGTATATCTGAGATACATCAAAAAATTTATCATTATTCTCCATTATTTTTCTTGTATTATCTGTAACAGTACAATATTTACTTAACAAGTATCTTATTTTGTACACATCACTATATATATTAAAATTAACATGTAAATTTCCGATATAATACCAAACCATATCTTTTTTATCCATTAAAAATATCATCATGCCTAATTCTCTTATCATTGGTGCTACTTTATCACCTTTAAAATTTATTTCAGTATATGGCATTGATTCATCTAGTACAGTTTGAAATTCGGCATCAAGAGATATAATAATTCTGCTCATAGTAGTTAAGTTACGAAGTGCATTATTAACACATTTATTTTTAATCCTAATAATAGTATACTTTTTGGAATAATTTTTAATTAAATTTATCAGTTGGGGAGATATTTCATTCTCAAAATATTCAGACTTATTTATCTTTTTGTATACTTTAATCCACTCATTAAAATTCATGTGTATATTTATTATACGATATAATATTCCCCTCTACTCAGCATTTTATTATATAAATCTTCATATACTTTTTTAACTAATTCTGATTCATCTCCTTCTTTACTCTTTCTCTTCTTAATCTGAAAATTGTCAAAGAAACTTTTTTTAATTCCAGTAAATTTGCTGATAATATTAGAATTATTTTTAATATCTGGAAAGTGTGCAAACATCACAGGAAAATCTTTATATTCATTTATCCAATTATCATATTGGTACTCTATACCGAATACATCTGTACATTTATTTTCAACTTCTTTACAAAATGCTGGGTAAGATAATTTTTTCTTTGTATTAAATTTATTTGGATTACCTAATTTATTTATTTGATATGCTTGCCATTTCCTCCTAAAATGACTCTTAACTGCCAATAATGGATCATTAAATATGAATAAAGCTTTCTTAACGATAAATTGTCTTTTTAATTTATTTGGTGATGATAAATGCTTTAGTCCATCTACATCACCTTTTTTATTAGCTTTGATAGATAATTCATCATTCACTTTACTAAGGACATAAGAACACCCAACACCTCCGGGTCCGACTATAAGTAAATCAATAACTCTGTAACCCATTTTCCTATCAACAAATCTGGGATAATTAAATTCTACACAAAATTTATCTAATTTAGATTTTGTATCAGGCGATAATGCATTAAAATCTTTCGTAGTTAAATTTGGAGGAGAATATTCCATATTTTTATATTTTGTTTTTCTGGTAATATTTATAGCATCATCTGACAATTTAAACTTTTTAGAAAACTTTTTCACATCAGATACAGCATCTAGCCTAATAGTATATGATGGAATCTTTTTTTTGATAAGATTGTGCCATGTTAAGAATATTTTAGATGCAGTTTCCAAGTCTGCTTTACCATGTATGTTTGTATGTTTTTTTATGAAGTTAAATGCTTTGTTTGATTTTGTAATCTCTAATAAGATATACGGTATCGTATCAAGAGGATTTGTTATAACATGAACAATATTTTTAAAATAATAATTCATTATTAAACCGTCTTTTTTATCTATACCTATAGATCCAAATGGATATTCTATATCATCAACTGCCAACATCCAAGATACTACGCCATCTTTTCCCATAGATTCATTAGGTGTTATAATTCCATTATTTTTAAGAAATTGGGCAACGTCAGGCAAACCCGATTGTGGAGGAGCTGTAAATAGGAATCTTCTATAATGCAATTTTTTAATGTATAGAGGATCATTTTTTGTATGAATTGTTGAGTTAATATCACCCGATGATGATAACCCAAAAGTTAAAGGAGGAAATAATGTAAAATTTTTAATTTGACAATCTTTTTGTATATCTCTATGAATATATACATCTGAAGTATGATATATAGTTGAAAATTTATTTAATAATAATTTTGCCATCTTATTGTTAATACAATGGAATGAATTAGCCATCCTAACTATATTTTCTTTTAGTATAGGTTTTACATATTTATGATCACCACATTTTGCCCATCCGAGTCTTATAAGAGCTGGACAATTTGAATTTAGTATATCTTTAATTTTGTTAACTATATCTTTGTTCAACACCCTTCCAGCATAATCAGTAAATTTAATATCATCTTCGCATATCAGAACTTTATTATACCTATTCGACACTATATCACGCCATATATTAATAAATGATAACCAATTACCTACTTGGGGTCTTGTTATGACATTATTTTTACAAGCACAAACATTTTTATTGCACCTAAAACATTGGGGAAACTTTTTAACTTTATAGGAGTTATATACTCTTGATACATCTGCACTTGATTTATCAATCCCTGGAAAAAATTGGTAATTATTAATGCCGATATTTTTAAATTCATTGATCATATTTTCTTTTCTATCAGCACATTGTTCAAGGTTAATGACATATATATTATCAAATGTATCGTAAAAGTTCATATATTATAATATATTATTTTTATTATCTTATTTATCTTCTGTATCTTATATTTTCTAAAATAATAATATGAATATATGTGTATTATATTTTTGTTTCTCAATATATAGTTATGTTATATTTACGTCTATTAGAAGATAAAGTTATCAATATATCACCACTAATACATGATGATATGATAAATTTATTTAATATAATAATAGAGGAATTTCCGATGGCCAGCATAATAAGACCTGATATATTATTTATAGATGCATGTAGAAAAGGGCACATAAAATTTGCAAAATGGTTATTGGATATATTTGATGATATTGATATTCGTTCTGATACAGAATCAGCATTATTCTACGCATGTGTAAATGGCCATATTGATATAGCAAAATGGCTATATGATATGTATGATAAGAATATTTCATTTGATACAAATATTAAATTTATGTTTTGTAGAGCTTGTGAAAATGGAAAATTAATAACAGCTAAATGGTTATATAATACATTTAACATACAAGTTAATTGTATTGATAATTATGCATTTAGATGGGCTTGTTACAATGGCCATTTTGATATATTAAAATGGTTAAATGATATTGACCAAATTAATTCTGATATAATTGATGATTATGAATGTTTCAAACATTCATGTATAAATGGATATCTTGAGATATCCAAATGGCTGTATAATATATCATACTCTATAAATATAAGTGAAGACAGTTATGATATATTTTTTAAAACTTGTGTGAATAACCATATACATGTGGCAAAATGGTTATACAGTTTAGATAAATATGGTATAAATATGGTTATTAATTGGAATAATCTATTTTCTGTGTCATGTAAATATGGAGATATGTTAATTATAAAATGGTTATTGGAGATTAATAGTATGATAGATATATCATATTGCAATAATACAGCATTTGTAAATGCTTGCCAATATGGAAATTACAAAGTTGCAAAATATTTATGTGAACATATAGAATCTCATGATGGATTAGAGGATGCATATTTGAACGCTTGTGCTAATAATCATAATTATATGGCAAAATGGTTATGGGAAAAATACAATAATGTACAAACAGTAGAAAATGTAGAATACACATATATATATTCTTGTGAAAATGGAAATATTGAGTTATTTAGATGGATACATAGTACAGGTGTACAGGTTGATATTCATAAATATGATGATTATTGTTTTCGTATTACTTGTGAGAGAGGATATAATGATATATTAAAATTATTATGGAATATTGATAACAATTATGATATAAGAATACGAGATGATTATGCTTTTAAGAAAGCATGTAAAAATAATCATTTAGATATAGCTAAATTTCTTGCAGATAAGTGTTCTAGTTATAAACTTGTTATTCATAGATATAAGATTATTAATTATTCTATAACCAATAATATTGATATAGCTCTCCAAACTTTACCAAATAGCTACATAGATACATTACAGTTATTGGGAATAAATACGATTTACGAGATTAGAAAAGGTATGTGTATTATATGTTTAGATGAAAAAAATATTGTGATTACAAATTGTAATCATATATATTGTTTAGAATGTCTTTTACAATGGTTTTCAGCTATTAAGAAGAGTAATAATTTTAGATGTGCATATTGTAGGAAAATGTTTAATTTAGAAGATTTGTTGGCTTTCTATAAGGAATAATAATGATGCTAGTAGCGTATTATAAAATTGAAAGTTACACCATATAATAATATATTTATACAATATAAATATATACAATGGTAAACAGTAATGATATTTTTGAATCAAATTTTTGTGAAGATATTTCTGATGCAAAAATTCAGCTTGTTTTTTATAACTGGAATCCTAAATATTCAATATATGTAGATGAAAATGTTTTTAGTATAGGCACAAATGGCATGGATAGCATGGAAGATATGGAAGATAAAACAACAGATAGTTTATCGTTACGAGATATCGTCGAGTTAGATGGATTGTGTAGGATTAAAATTATAGGATATACTTTATCATCTGTAAATGAAGTTACTAAATTATGGTGTGAAAAGATTAAATATAAAAAAAATTCAAATACATCAATACCTTGGTATTGTGTATCTCTCTAATGTTATTGTACAAATTGATTTCTTGGATATTGTTCAATATTCAAGAAATTCATGGGATCTTTTTAGTATGTGTCAATACTAACTTTATATAATATATGTAATCTAATAATGTCTCTGATGATGTTGTACATAAAATCAGAATTTATAATTTTAGCTAAATCAAGTGCTGATACTATATCAACATCCGCCATTCTCATATTTATAGATATATTACTACTGTTGCTACTATTATCAATTGTAAATATTGATATGTTGTAATCCTTATTTATTCTATTTTCAAAATTGATAATATTTTGGATCATAGTATTATCATTATATTTATCTTGTAAATAAGTACCAAATAATACCCTTGTGTCTTTATCTGGAGATATTATACCAAAAATATTTTCAATATCAAAATCATACATTTCATGTGGATCATATTCATTTAGAGTTATATCACCTATCAAAATTTTTTTTAATAGTTGGAATCTTTTATTATTTTTGTAAACTTTATTCAAATTATATTCTGCCTCCAATTTTAGTTTTGAATTTACAGTATCAATGTTAATATTATTTTCATATGCCAAATAATTATAGCTGATTAATTTATCAAATACATATCTATCTATATTATCCTTGTCAAACATATTATCAAAAATATTATTTATGTCATCACAGTCCATCTGATATAGTATAGTATAGTATTTGTTAATTTATGTGTTTTATTAATAAGGAAAACAATATGATGCACCAGTAAGGCCAAATTCTACACAATGGCCGGGGCATTCGGTTTTACACCTATACCAACCTGTTGTGCCATCACCTTCGTTAGGGTAATAATACACATCATCAAATAATTGATCATAAAAATATTGATCATCAATAGCTAATCTGCCAGCAAATGTTTGGAGTCCTTCAATCTTTTTACTATTTACGCTACTTACATAATACAAGAGTATTATTAGTGATATTATTAATATTAATTTTAATTTTATCATGTAATATGTGTAATATATATATAAATGAACTATAAAAACATCTGTTATATACTATTAATTATGGCAATTATATATTATATATCAATAAATATATCAAAAAATAAACAAGTGACAGAAAATAAAGTCGAAAATTATAGTAATGATACATTTAAGTGTGTAAAAGAGAGTAAGGAAAGTAATTATTGGGGATTACAGGATATGGGTATTAAAGCAAAAGATTGTTATGCATTATCCAATAAAGATTGCATGAATTATTCAAATTGTGGCATCTGTTATAAAGATGGGAAAGGTATGTGTATTCCGGGAGATGTGCAAGGTCCGTTATTCAAGGAAGATTGTGAGCAATGGCAATATACTAATTTTTATGACAGACATATATTTGGAGAAAGAGTAACCACTATAACACCTCCATGGAATAAATTTTATAGTGAATATGAGGCTAGATATCCTAGTCCTATATCAAGAGCAACTTTATAATATGTGTTATGGTTACAGTTAATTAGAATGAAGTATTGTTGGATAATAATGATATTTTACTAAAATGTGGAAGTAATGAATTCCACGTATAATTATTGTATTTTAAGTTATCAGATTGAATATCACCAAAATCAAGGCATTTAATTCGACAATTATGTTTTCCTCCTGATTCCGCCCATTTGTTACACCATTTGTAACATGCCAATCCTTTTTTATTCACACAGTCCATATCGTAGCATTTGAACAAGTTCCAGTGATAAGAGTATGGTGTTATATCATAGTAATGTTCTGTATTTTTGGTATTATTTTTGATAGTTAGTGGTATCAGTAATACTATCAGCAATATTAGTAAAGGTATTGCTAATAGAGATTGCATATATGTTATTATAATTATAAAAATTTATAGTGCAGTTATATATATTGCATGTCCGGTAAAAAATATTATAATGGTGCGTATCATAAATGTGGGATAGCAGAATTAAATGATTGTATTGTAGTAAATAAAAAATGTTCAATATGTGGTAAGACATATTGCAAACAACATAAATTATCATCATTATGTGGATCAACAGGACCAACTGGTCCTCAAGGAACTACTGGTCCTAGAGGGCCAACTGGTAGAGATACACATGTATATAATGATAATGGTAGTCTAACTGGACAAAGAATTATAGATTTAAATGGGTATGATTTGACATTTGATGGTAATAATGGTGGGGATGTTATAATTGACGGGAAATTAACAGTAACTGGTTTAATAGATCCGATAGGTCTTATACTTGATCAAACAAACTGTTCCAATGTACCAACTGGTATTATGAAAGGAGCTATATATGTATCTGACGGTACTGATTCAGAAATTAAGAATCATCTGATATATATAGATGAGACAGGAAATAAGACCGATATATTAGTTGAAAATAATTTTACTGTTAAAAGAAAAGCATTTGTATCATGTGATGGGGATAATAATATCGCATTAGTAGAGCGACCAGATAGACCATTTAATACTATTCAAACTGCAATAAATGCAGTTAATAGTGCTAAAAATAGTAATGAGAGATGGGTCATAGTTTTATATCCGGGATCATATGGATCTGCATTTTTACGTGATAAAATTGATATTATAGGATGTGGTGAGTCAACATGTATAGAAGGTATACGTGCTTTTGGTACAGGATTATCATATGTAAAAAATGTTAAAGTAGAACATAATTCAGATACAGTAATTGATTTATATTCTGATTTTACTGTATTTATAAGTGATAGTACTATTAGAGGTAATTATTCAGTAACATCTATAAGTTTAGTTGATATTTCAGATGGTTCGTTATATATAGATAATTGTAATCTATTTATGAGTACACATACAACTTCAGGAGGTACTGATACTATGATAAATATAGATTCATTTGATGAGTCAGATATTATATTATGTAACAGTAAAATTACGATAAATAATAATAAAGTAAATGGATTATTGCATATAATATCAAATATAGGTGATGTAGAAGCTAAATGTAGATTATATAATAATATTATTGATATTAATATGACAAATGATGATACTGATATATATATTGTAAGATTAGGAAATAGTGATAATACATCAAAAATACAAATATCTAAAAATGCATTTAATATATTACAAAATTTTGATGGTGGGGAATTAAGACAACTATCTTTAGATGGTGGTAGTAGTGATTCTATAGTATGTTTTAGTAATAATTGTTATAGTACGGATAATCGACTTATTATTAATGATATAGTAGATAATACAGAAGGATCTGAAGTAAAAATTAAAATATTAGGAGATGTATGGGCAAATAGAATCGGATGTCCTATTGTATCATCTAGTAATAATTTGGACTTTAATTATCATATTACAGATTCATGTGGTTCTATATGGTCAACAGGAGGTCATAGCAGGAGTGTAATAGGTATAACAGGGGATTATATGGCTAATAATTGTGATAATACTATAGTTGTATCAGATAGTAATTTGAGTGTTACATTACCTGATTATAATAAATGTAAGGGTAAAATGTATATTATTAAAAATGGTGCTGGTGCAACAAATACATCAATAACAAACAGTATAGATGGAAACAATTCATACATTATAGAAGATTCATATGGATCTATATGTGTTCAATCAACAGATGAAGGATGGTTACGTATTTGTGCAGATAGTCAGTGTAATGGGGGAATAGGTTGTACAGGAAATGATGGATATAATGGGTCTACTGGTCCCACAGGACCTATAGGACCTATCGGACTATCTGGTATACGAGGTCCTACTGGCCCTGGTGGATTAGGTAGTACAATAGCAAGAAAAGTATATGTTAGCTCTAATGGTAATGATGCAACAGGTATAATAGAAAGAATTGACATGCCATTTTTAACAGCACAAGCTGCAATAAATGCAGCCAATATTGCTAAAACAGGAAGTGATAGATGGGTTATAGTTTTAGGTGTTGGTTATTTTGGAGATATATTGCCAAGAGATGGTATTGATATTATCGGTTGTGGTAAGAGTAGTGTTATAGGTATGATAACTGTAACTGGTGTTACAGGATCATCATGTATAGAATTAGTTACTATACAACCCATAGCTGATGTATCGCTTATTACACAAAATTCTAATTTTTCATTAAGATTAAAAAATGCATATATAGACAAGGCATATACTGTGGCATTTAATGGCATAGTTTTGCAAAACGGAACATTAGATATTATTGATAGTGATATCAATATAACTACATCATCTATGCTAGGTACGAATACATTTATACAATGGCAACATAATAACATGACATATTTAAATTTATGCAATAATAATATAACAGTAAATAATATCACACAAGCACAGACATTTATATTTTTGAATTGTACAGGATCCCAACAAACCAAGGCATTATTATCTGGTAATAAGATTGTATTAAACATGACAAACCAGATAGGAGGAAATACTATTGATATATACAGATTTAATAATCCATGTGTAGGATCATTAGCAGTAGATCAAGATTCTATAGAATTTAATCAAAATTTTTCTGCTAATAATGTTAGGGTTGTTTGTATAACTGGTGCTGTATCTAGTGATATTTGTTTAAATAATGTATCTTTTAATTATAAAGAGGCATCATTTTTATCTATTATTGATATACTCAATGTAACAGGTACATCTACATCAAATATAAGGATGCTTGATAATATATGGTGTGGTAGAGATGGTTGTTTAAATTTATCTATAGGTGCTCAAATGGATGTAAAATATTCTATAACAGATGATAATGGCTCTTATTATAGTTCAGGAGGTGTAAGCCAAAGCATAATAGGAGTTACAGGAAATTATGTTATTGGTAAAGGTGATTATACTATTGTAACACAATCTAGTAGTATAAATGTAACATTACCAGATTATGATGAATGTAGGGGAAGAATTTTGTATATTAAAAATGATATAGGTGTAACAGGGACTAATATTATAGGAAATATAGATAACACATCTCCTACAGTATTAAATAGTCAATATGATTCTATATGTATTCAAGCTGGTTTATCTGGATGGATAAGACTATAGGCAAATATAGTTTATTATATTTGTGAAGTATAAATTGTTTATATTTGATAGGAAGTATAATTATAATTTCGTAATTATAGTTATAATTATGTACAGATCAACACATAAATCATGTAACAGTAATTGTTCACACCATTGTTTTCATAATTATGGTGATAAAGTAGTGCAAGTATGTCAAAAATGTAAAAAGTGTTGTAAAAAAAAGTGCAAAGATATAAAATTGGATGAATTTCCCGGAAGAACAGGACCGACTGGACCTATAGGTGATACTGGAGTAACTGGTTCAACAGGTCCAACAGGACCACCAGGGCCTATATTTAATATTTTAGTAGAAGGAGCTACTGG